GCATTATCTCTAGATGCTTCAAGGTTTGATAAACATGTGTCCAAGGAACTACTCCAAGTCGAGCACTCCGTTTATCTTCATTGCTACCCAGGCGATGAGTGGCTAGCCAAAATTCTTTCTTGGCAGCTTACTGATTCAGGGACTACCGGTCCATTGATTTATAAGACCAGAGGTAAACGCAAGTCTGGTGACATGAATACTGCACTCGGGAATTGCATTCTAATGATCATCATGGTTCTCACCGCAATGAGAGCCTTTACTAGGATATTTGATATCTTGGATGATGGTGATGACTGCCTCCTAATATGCGACTACGAAAGCTTGTCGGAAGTAAAGGATCTGCTCTGCAGAGCCTTTACTGACTATGGCATGGTTTTGAAAGTCGAATCTGTCACACAGCGTTTCTCTAGTATAACGTGGTGTCAATGCAATCCGATTGACACCTCCGACGGGCTAAAGTTTGTACGAAATCCCCGCAAGGTGATGAGCACTGCTTTAGCCGGTCAACGTTGGTACCACTTTAATCGAAAGCAAAGGTTAATGCACTTGAGAGCCATAGCCGAGTGCGAGTTAGTCTTAAACAGGGGCGTGCCCGTGTTACAGGAGTATGCGTTAGCTCTGCTTCGCCACTCCGACTCAGTGAAACCAGTCTTCAATTTGGAGACAGGCATTTACCTGCGGTATTTGCGTGAATTGAAAGCCCACGCCGATCCACTGGCCATAACTGAAGTTTCAACACAGGCACGGCTTGATTTCCAAGAGGCCTTTGGGCTCACCATTGAGCAGCAACTGTTGACCGAGCAGGAACTGCGTGAATGGGAATTTGAGATAGACGGTGATTACTACGACCCAGGCACTATGGATATGGGGAGATGGATCACTGACTATGTTGCGTTCCCATAGGGATAAAACCCATGTCTAAACAAAAGAAAATTTCCCAGCCCAAACCTTCCAAGAATCGTCGTCGAGTTCGAAGGAAGAGAAATGCTATCGACCAAAACAAA